ATGCTTTTAACTGAACTAATCGATCTAATACTCAAAGAGAAAGAACTCCCCGTAACAGTAGGAACTCGCAACAACTGGTATCTTCCAGCGATTGCGGATTTCAAAGCATTCCTGGGTAGGAATCCCTGTATTACTGATCTGTCCCGAGAGTGTATTAACGATTGGATCGATCGCAGGGTGGCAGAATCAACACTGAGCCGTTCGACAATAAAAACTCGAAGGGGAGCGTTGCTCGCGATTTGGCGCGGAGCGCACGAATTGGAGAAAATCGATCACAGTCCGATTCGGATTCGGAAGATTGCGGTGCGCAGACAGAACCCGGTCGCGTGGAATCGAGCCGAGATTCAACAGCTATTCACCTATGCGCTCACAGAGTTGCCACCTAGAAATTTGCCTAAGACGGAATTGCCTCCACGTCTATTCTTCGCATCGCTAATAGCAGCAGGCTACGACACGGCGTTGCGGTTGGGTGACCTCTTGAGCTTAGAGCGTGAGTGGATTCGCGTCGATACCGACGGTGCTGGGTGGATCAATGTTGAGCAATCCAAAACGGGAACGTTCGTTCCATGCCGGTTCAACCCGTCGACTATGCTATTGATTGATCGCCTGATGTCGACCAGCGAACGAAGGAGGATTTGGCCGCTGTGGTGTCGCCGGGAAAACTTCTATCGACAGTTTCGGGCAATCGTGGCAGATTCGGGAGTTCGCAAAGGGACTTTTCGTTTTCTTCGCAGGGCAAGCACTACGCACGTCGAATTAGAATTTCCTGGGAAAGGCTACTTGCATGCCGGTCATGCCAGCCCAGACGTGACAGTTCGTCACTACCTAGATGGCGAACAGATGTTAAATCACGCTTGCTCTCCGCTCCCCTTGGAATTACACACCATCGTATAATCTTCAACGGTAAGGGTAGCGGGTATTCAGCCGCAGTCTGCGGGATTTACAGCCACACTGATGCCCTGCAACCTTCGCCACCAGCCTCTTGTAGATACCACCGCCCGCGAACCAAAGCAGGCGGTCAATGGTGTCGCCAGGACCTCTGTCGGTGGGCGTGCGGAATGCTGATAAGATTAGAACCCATCGCGGGGGTGTGAGGCTGGATTGCACAGAGCTAGTGTGGTCCCAGTCCCGAGGTGACGCTATTAGCCTGTCACCCATTGAGCCTGCAACGCAGTCTAGTTCCATGCCGCATGATGGGCATTTGACTCGACGTCTTTCAATGCCATGCAACCTAAACGGGTGCCCACATTCACAGCGGCAATCAGCATGCCTATCTAGCACGGTGTCCACTCGAAATCAAACACTCCCCCACCACCACCGCCGGTTCCAAACTCTTGATAGAAACCGGGTGCTAGTGCTACCGTGCACTGCGGATAGGTACACCCGCCAGGGGCCAAATCGTTAATAGGCGCGTCTCCCGTGGCTGAGATTTCGAGAAGCGTATATTTAATTCGACAAACCATAACGCCGCCGCCGCTGTCATAGGCGAAGATCTCAACCTTCCACTTCTCGTAATAGCTGCAATCCTTATCAGGCTCCCCTATTTTGCTATAGGACGTTTCTCGGGCTCGTTCAACTATCGCCACCTGCTCTGGTGTGGTGCCCACGCACACTTCGACCACTCCAGGACTTGTATAGGTGTTGGATCCTCCACCAGTCCAGTCACCACACCCGCCAAAGTAGTCTGTTCCACTAGGGAACTCGATCGACCCGCAACAAATGCAACCGCACTTGGCTAGATGCCCGCCGCTGTTCCTCAGCAAGTGGCCGCCCGTCGTGAACAGATGGCTCATTAGCTGCAGTCCTCAGCGGTATCAATGTTCGTCCAGTTTGTGCCATCCTTCGTGTACTCCAGATCCGGATCGGCCCAACGTACTCGAGTAACATAGGGACCAATCGAATAGTAGGCTTCCCCGGATTTGATACAGATCCCTCGTTGCCCGATTGCCAGACCATCGAACATGCCCAGAGTGTCGACTACGATTGCCCCCGTTTCGATCTCTTCGTCGTCGGCCATGTTGCGAATCGTTGCTGTGCCCGATCCGCTACTCATCGCTGCCGTGAGAGTGTAGAGGTAGTGGTTGTCGCCGCTCCCTTCGTCCGGAATTGGCGGAGGCCTGCGCGAGGCCCGTGTCTTCACCTCCGCCTCGTAGGCTCGGACAACTCGCCCGACTCTTGCCGCATCTTTGTTCGAAAGTAAAGTGCTCATCAGTCGAGTGCCACGGATCCTAGATTTAGCAAATCAAAGTCTGCAGTGTAGAGCAGCTCCCACAGGCGATAGACTGGCGTTCCACCTGCAGGTAAGTGCTCCCCATTTGCCTTCAGGGGAACCGGCCAAGCTGCCGGCTTGCCGTCAACGATGATACGTTTCTTCGCGCTACTGACGAGCTCATAGATTCCAGCTTCCAGTATTGGACGTTTCCAATCGCTGGCGATCGGAGCGAACGTGAACTCGTAAGTCACTACCCAGTACTGCCCGATGAACGCGTTATAGGCATCGCGAGCGATAATTGGCTTGAGCTTGACAGTCTTAGCGGCGTATCCTCGCCAGGCTGCAACGTTGAGTCGATTACCTAGTGCATCTGCAGTGGTCCGGTCAAAGCTGGCTTCGTTGCGGGTGATCGTCAGCTTGCGACGGAAGTCATCGGCATACACAATCTCGTCATAGCGATCGCCGGCCGCGTTGAGAATTGGATCACCGTTCACGTCGTAAACCGTTTCGAATTGCCGATCCTCATAGCCCCATTCGACTGTTGGTGGTTCAGCGAGCGGATTGTCTGGACGCTGCAATCCCGGATCACCAAACTCTACCGTGACCTGCCAATCCAACTTACTTGAACCGACAGGCTGCTCTTGGATCCGGATTGCTACCGCCCTGGAGTCGGATTCGTTTCCCCATGTATACGAGTCGCCATAGGACCAACCACTGTAGTCCCGTGCTTTTCCGGGCCCATCCGCGGCGTCATCCGTGGTAATCGCATAAACGATCGTATAGTGAGGTCCCTTAGCATCTTCGCCCCCCGTGACCGATAGGACCTGTTTTCGTACAAGTGCCATTAGAATCGAGTCTCCGGAAGTACGATTGGCGGAAGTCCAGCAATGCGACGCAGAACGCCCAATTGAGCTTGGGCTAGCTTCTCCAAATTCGCTGTGGAGAATGCTACCTCCTTTCCCGGATTAGCTCCGGTCTGCGCGAATCCATTGCGAGTCGCGGACAATTGTTGCTGCGACTGGCGAGCTAGGTTGAATGCCTGTTGAGGCGAAAGGCGGTTGGTTGCCGGCGGTGGAATGCGTGGAAGTGGTCTGCGTGTCGGTTGGTGACGTGCGGGCGCACCGCCTGGAATGCGTGGAGAGCCTTGGTTCTGCAATTGATCTGCAAGCGATAGGAGGCGAGTTAATTCAGCCTCCGGCTTGGAGACGTCAAAGCCGTCGAACTTCACGCTCGACAGTGCACCACTCACTAATCCGGAGATGCCATTCACACCCCGTAGAGCATTGAGTAAAAGCCCCGGTAACCGCTTAGCCAAGTCGAGCATGTACTTAGCCATGCTGAATAGAGCTAGTCGCCAGACCGTCTGCAGAGCATTCAAGCCTTTCAGGAAAATCACCTGCAATCCCGCGAATAGGATCTTTGCAGCCAACTTGTGCTGTCCTGCGGACAGCGCAGCCGAAATCCCTACGGAAACCTTCTTCGCTACCTGGACGATTTGGCCAAATGTGAATGATAAGTACTTGATCGCTGCCTCCAGCGCGCCCGTCTGATGCATTGCGTAGACAATTGCCCCAGCCATCGCGAGATAGGCTGCCCCCGCTGCGATGATGATCAACGTCACTGGATTGAGCAGACCAGCCAGGATGCTTGTTAGAGATATAATAGAACCAATCACGAACGCTGCAGCGGAAGCGGCCCCAGCCAAGCCAAGCAATGCTACTCCGGTGGTAGTAACTCCCAGAGCGACGGCAGCTAGAATCACCACCAATTGCCGATTGTTGGTAATCCACTTCACGACGACTGCCAATACATTCTTGACCGCATTCGCAACCGTTGTCAGCGCTGGAGCAACAGCAGCGCCGAGTTGCAGTACGATGCCCTTCATAGTTGCGGAGATGCGACCCCAAGCGTCTGTCAGAGCAGCCGCGGCCGCTGCGTCTTCTGTTGTTAGCTGGTGACCTAGATCGCGAGCCTCCTTACGGAGGTCGCGAATACCAGCAGCCCCGTTGGCGAACATTGGTAGTAGTTCCGTTCCGCTGCGTCCGAAGATGTCCATTGATCTGGCAGCCCGTTCGGTAGGATCCTCGATCTTGCTGATCGCTTCGGCGAACATCTCGAACTGTTGTATCGGCGTTTTGCCGGCGAGCTCTTCGGCACTGAGTCCAATTGCATTCAATGCCTCGATCTGCGATGCCGACCCGTCTGCCGCTTCGACCAGTGTTTGCTGCATCTTGCGAATGCTCTTCTCGACCGTTTCGATTGACGAGCCAGACTGGCCAGCAGCAAACTGCAGTTCGCTCAACGTCTCCGCAGCGACCCCAGTACGTGCGGCCATCTTTTCAATTGCATCGCCCGCAGATGCGAACTTCGAAGCTGCAGCAAAGAGCGGAGCAATAACGGCACCGCCCAACCCGGTAAGTGCAGCCCCTGCTGTTCCCAGCGACCGGGATACCGACTTCAGTTGATCCTGTACTTTCTTGGCCCCTGCACCGATTTTCGAACGCAGACTAACCTCGACAAAGGCTTCTCCCGCTTTGACGTCTTTACCTGCCATTATGCTGCTCCTGAGAGAAAGCCTGCCCACACGTCAGCGATCGTACCAGCAGCAACTTCCGCAGCCAGTGCAGTCCCCATGTAGGGACGCGCGGGATAGGAGAGCCGACGAGTTCGATATCGCTTCCATTCCCTAGCAGTGAATCGTAGATCTCGTCGAAACCACACGCTGGGATTCTTAGCGTTCTTGCTTTGCTCTTCGTGGATTAGAACCGACCCGCCAAATTCATGGAGCGATGTGATCGGAATACTCTGGCCACTCGGTCGTTGATTGACCTGGTTAAGCCTCACTGGACCGATGTAGACTGCATGGTTCGTAGCGTCGTAAGCAAACAGGATATTCTTGAGCGTCGCAACCTTGTCTCTACTGTGGACGCTCGGAGGTGATCCGGACTGTGAGACCTTCTTGCGACGGCGCAAGGACGTGCGTGCACGACGCCGAACGAACGATCCAATACGGGATAGTTGTCGCCGCTCCCCGCGATTGATCTTATCCTGCACCTTCATTCGGTCGAAAAAGAAATCCTTGACCGAATAGTTGATGTCGAATCCAGACTTCGCCATCACTTGAACTGCCTATTGCGTTGGGTGAGCATCGATCGCACTGCGTGCAGCGTGCCCACGGTGAGCGGATGCCCCTTTGATATAGGACCTGGATCACCGCGGAATGGATTGAGGGAGTCTGGGTGAACAGCACTCCGGCCCTCCGATCGCATTACGTGAATGATCTGTGCCTGCAGTGTTGCCGTCTGATCCCACATCGCCCGGAGCCGTCCCTCAGCCATCCAGTTGAGCTGGCGTAGCGTGTAGGAGCCAGGATCGACACCGACCAAACCAGCTAGTTCCCAGACGTCCTGCCAAGGATCAGTCGATCGATCTCCGCGGTTGCGTGATCTAGTTCGGCGTCCATCTGCTGATCCGCCTTTTCGGCGGCGTGATCTATCAGCCGCTGAACCTTCGTTCCCTGCAGCTTGGTCACTGACAGGTTGTCGAGTCGAGTTCGGGCGGCGATTGTTTGTGCGATCACCCCGGCCAGTGCCTTCTGGCCGATGCGGTGGAAAAAATCGATCAGTGCCTCACGCAATGCAACTTCGGCTTCAGCCCAAATCCGCTCCGCCTCTTCCGGAGAGAGCTCTCCGGGTAGCAGGTAGCGGTCGAATTCCTCGGGTGTTGCGAGACCGACCGCCAACGCCTGCGAATGGCACGCTGCCCAAAGCACCGCAAAGCGTTGGTAGGGATCGTCCATCACTCCGGCAAGTGACTTAGCGTTGAGGATGTCAATTGGCTCCTCGCCTCGCAACAACGACCGGGCTACCGACACGTTCACCATCACATGCCACAGAGTATCTTTGGAATCGCGGAATGAACGCGCCACTGGGAAACGCCTCGGGTGTTAGTGGTGTGTGAGCAAACAGGGGGCCGCATGCGTACGATGGCCAGGCTACTTAGGTGGCTGAGTCGACGTTTTGGAGGTTGCTTCTGTCGCTGCAGAGGATGCCTCGAGCTTCACGCCTGCCTTCTTGAGCAGTAGCACGGATGCACTCTGATTGAGTTCCACGGTGCGACCTTTGGTGCCTGCGTGCTGGGAACTGAGACGCAAGCACTCAGCATCTGGATTGTCCCCCAGCTTCCCAGGACCGCCTGCCAGCGTGATCAGGTGATCGAGCAGCTTGCCGGAGATTCGATTGAATCCCTGTGCGGACCGTGAGACGGCTCCGGTGAAGATTGTGATTTGGTCGGAAATGGGTAACATCGGAGACTCCCGCGAAGGCGAAGGCAAATGCAAAGTGAGTTAGACGAATTGGAAGGCAGTGCTTATGGGCCAGGCACCACATACTGATCCGCATAGAGAGGCGTGTCGTCATCTTCTTCGCAGACCTCTTCGAGTTCCACTTCGTAGCGGATTTTCCCGTTGACCGGTTCCTTGCGATCGAACGTGGTTACACCGAACGGTCCGCGAATCCCCTTGGTTCCTACCGTCGCAATTGCTGCCTCCATGGCAAACATGTCTAGATTGGAATCAGTCCAAAAGCTGGTGTTGAGTGCAGCAAACACGGGGTCTGTGGATCCATCGACAGCGTAGTAAGAGAACGAGATTTTGAGTTTCTTGTTGCCTCGTACCGTCTTGGTGTTGGGCGTTTCGCGAGTGTCAATCTCCTCGGTAGCCTTGCCGAGGTCGATATCCACATCGCTCACTCGCTTGACCTCGGATGCGGAGATCGAGTCGTAGGTGCCGACATTGATGTAGAGTTTCGCTAGCCGACCGACGTTGTCACTCATCTTCGTCACCCTCTGTTGTTTCTAGGTACGTCAATTGTAGGATCACGCTGAGAATCCCCAGCTGCTCAAGGTGGTAGGGCACATACACAGGGCTGTGCACGAGTCCCGTGAACACACAGCCCGCAAGTGCCACGTCGCGCAGTGGCCCCTCGGGCGCTTCGTCCGTCTCACCTCGCCAGAATCCCTTGATGCGTTCGACCAAGTCAAACACAGAATCGCCCCAGTCTACGTCGTCGGCGACCAGTTGCGTTACAGCTCCGAATGCATTGCTACCTGACTTTGGCTCTGGGGCTGGACCGGCTGCCTGGATGCAAACAATGGCTTCCCATTCGTGATCATCAACGCTGCCATGACGCCCAAGTACTTCGAACCCTGCATCGCCCGCGAACACGGAGACATAGGTCTCACCTTGGACGAACTCCGTGCGGTCTCTCAGTGGTAGCAATCGACGTGCAACGCTCAGACCTGACACGTCGGAGAGTAGTGTCGCCAGCTCAGTCGCGAGTGCTTTACTCAGTAGTGTGTAGCGACCTGGCACTTATTCACCTTTCACGATGATCGTATGAATACGGAGTGCCACGCGTTGGGGCATCCAGCGTGCCAACTTTCCATCTACCGGGTTCTTGGTCACGCGGTATTCAACTCCAGCCAAGTCGGTTAACGTATCTCCATCGATCGGGACGATGTCCCCTTCGGTACGTTTGATTTGATTTGCTCGGACGAGCCAGTCGACGCGGATGCCTTGCACAGTGCTCTCACTGCCGGTCTGCTGTTCGTCCGCGGCCTTGCTTGCACGCGTGGCCATTATCTCGATTGCAGCGGTGCCACGTCGATACGCAACGGGCTCCGAGGCATAGCGTTCCATTGACGCTATGCCTCGTTGTAGTGCTCGGGAGAATCGCGAGTTCACCATTTGGAATCTATCGTTTCGAGGAACTTACGCGCGACCATCTTGAATGGCTTGAATCAACTCCAATACTAGGCTGATGATTCGAGCCCAATCAAAGGCCTTCTCACCATTTCCAAAGGCAGTTTGCTGCGATCGCAGGAACTCAATCAACTCGCGTTCCTTCTGAGTGATAGCCATGCAATCATCTGCGGGGGGACAGTCTGGCTTGCAGTCGGGGCATGGTGGACATGGAGGGCAGTCCGGATCCTTGGGGGGATCAGGAACGTCGCCACCTGAGCCAACCCAGATTGGCATGTCTGCCATCGCACTCCCAGCGATCGACGCCAGGACGCTGACAGTCTCGGGACGATTCACGTTGTTTGAGGTCTCGATCAAGCCGCAATCACCGAAGATGCCTTCCTCGGTCTTGGGACGTTCGCCGTCGCCTTCGCATAGCTCAACGAGCCCTTGGGGACGCATGTCGGCCAATTGCATGTTGCGCTCGCTGGCGACTTGCCAGAGCTTGCTGGTCTTCTGCCCGGCACAACGATTGCCGATCGACCATGTCAGTAGGGCGATTTGCTGTTGTTTGGAGTTGTAGATGGCCGATCCCGACTGACCGCCAATAGCGTTGGGCGTCCCAGTGATGAGCCCATCTCCGTAGCCTCGCGCGTCATTGAACTGTTTGACGACCAGCGGCCACACGCATCGAGGCGAGCCCGTAGTGCCGAATGGAGGGCTATCGGGTTCGGTCTTCAGTAGCTGCATATATCGCTTACTGGAGAGCCCCTCGACGTAGACGATGGAGAAGTCCACCATGCGAGAATCCGAGTAGCCGGTCATCACTGTGCGGCCAGCAACTCTTTGCTGACCACCGTTGACCACGCAATCGACAGAAACCACGCGTCCTAGCTGAGTGCCAGTCACGTGGGCGTTGGTCAACACGAAAGAGCCGTTGCCGTCGGTGCCGCAAATAGTGCCTGATCCACAACTACCATTGTAGATGCATCGGGTATGTGGGTGATCAGCATGAACATCAGCGGTCTGAACAGTGAGTGGTGTGGATCCACTCCTCGGAGCCGACACTAACGGTCCCGGGTCGAACTGAGTTGCTTGCGTGCTACCCGCGTCGTTGAGGGTTCCAGGGGCGGGGCAAACCGTTCCTGGCTGGCAGGTGTTGGATTGCACAACGTTACTCGTTGGTGCCTGTCGGCGCCATGGCAAGAGCTGGGCCTCCGCCAGTTGTGCGGTCTCCGAGATTGCGAACAATGCAATCACGGCAAATGCGAATTGTTTCACGGCTTTATCCTTGTGAGCAATTGGGAACTGAAGCGAGAACGAACATCGGTGTTCGTCTGAAAGAATTAGGTGTTGGTGTCTACGAAAGACGGTCCGGGGCTGTTGAGCAATACAACGTTCGTCGTTTCGTCGGCAACCTTTGCCACATCGGCACGGCCCATGATCTTGTTGCTACCGACTGTGTCGGTTGCTTCTTTGTTTGATGCGTCCCAGTAGACGAGTGCACCTGCGATCCACTCGTCAGATGCCTTGGCTGGCGCTTCGACACGACCAACTGCCTGAGCTGTATAGGTCTGCCCTTCGACAAAACCCGATTGTGCGGTGATCACACCAGCACGGTTCATTGCATCGAAAACGATATTGCCACTGACCAGGCCTCCGGAGGGAGTCACCCCCTTGAAGTACTCGCCACTGTTCAGGTACTTAATTTCGCTCATCTGACAAACTCCGAAACTGTTTAATTGATGGTGTGCAACGCAACTGGGCTAATGAGAGCTACTTGATCGCATCGATCGCTTTGTTGATCGCTTCGTCGCCAGCTTTCGCGATGCCCTTGATCACTCGGAATGAACCGTTGAGTTGGCGAAACTCCCGAGCGTCGGCGACGGTCCTAATCGATCGACCGTCTGGAAATTTGGCTGTTTCATCCTTGGTTAAGAGATCTGCGAACTTCTGTTCCAACGCCAGGTCCGCAATCGCTGGAGTGTTGTCCTCGGTCGTCCTTGAGTCTCCGGAGTCCGGTTCTGGACTGCCGCCAGTGCCGGGGGCCGGAACTGTGTCGCTACTAGCACCAGGTGCGTTGGAGGATTCTCTCTCCGGATCAGGCGAGCCGTTCGGCTCACCGGGTTCAAGAACGGGGCGAATATCTGGTGTCGCACGACGAATGCGAGTCCAGCCAGACATAGAAACCGATTCCCGATTCTCGTCAGGAAGTCGATCGAGCGGAGTGCCTTCGGGATAGGTGACCCCGTCTGAGCAGCGGACGGGCCGCGATAGGACCTGGTTCGACATCGATAGAAACTCCGGCAGGTGATAGGCAGCGAATGTATGGGGGCAGAGCTGGGAACCGTGGCTCCCAACTCTGCTTCGGGGTTGTGTCAGTGTGGGTTACGCAGTTGCTTTGGCCATCGATCGGAAATCGAGAGCCTTGGCACCGATGAAGTGCTTGACGGTGATCGACAATCCGAATTTGCCACGCCCGAGCTGCTCGACGATGACTTGTGGAACTCGGCCCGTTCCCTCGAGGAACTGCACTTCGATGGTATGGCCCTCGGCGGAAACCAAGTACCAAGTGGTGAGTGATCCCGCCAAAGTGGATCCCGTGAGTGGATCGACCACGCCATTGTCTAAGCGGCTTTCCTCGATTGGCATGATGTTGCGGGTACGAATAGGATTCGTCGAACCTGCACCACTGTCGTTGCTGATCACAGCGGACTGGGTCAGTTGGATCGCCAGGTCACCCAGGCCAGTTGGCGTGAGCAAGTGCGTAGGCTGCAGATTGAGTGACGCATCGCCATCCTTCTGCCGTGACAACATCGCCCGAACTTTCTGCAGGTTCGGCTGACTCAACGCGGAGGATCCGGAGAGGTTGAGGTGGTCGGCATGGAATACTGCGATTCCATCCTTCAGGGCCGCATTGGCCAGCAGAACCGCCGCGACCATGTTAGGTCGTAGGCGAGCTGCGGCTTGACCGAATTCACGTGGAGTCCGGCGTAGCAACTGGAATTGATCGTTGATGAAATCGTTCTCATCAATCTCAGCAGTACGCGAGTAGCGATCGGCACGCACTTTCTCACTCGTCGCATCACGATGTGCGTGATCGGCCTCATCGCCAGTTGGATGCAAAGTGAGATCCGGAGCCGCTTGCATGCGTGGGCGATCGGTCTCAAGCAAGTTTGGTACATCCTCTTCGCTTGTCCAACCGCGTGAAAAGTCACCCGATTCAACATAGGCATCGATCGCCATAGCACCTATGGACTGCGTGAAAATCACTGCAGTGGATCCAGTCGAGAAACCGGCCTGCAGAGTTGCCAAGCGTCCCGACCGCCCCACATGGTTTGCTGGCAGAGAGTGCCCCTGTGCACGCAATCCCTGTGCAACGTAGTCGATCATTTCCAGATCGCGATACGCTTGAGCATCGTTCATGATTCGTTGTCGGCCGGGATCATTGACCGGGAGGCTCATCCACTCGGGCGTTGCGTTGTTTTGCGGTAATACCGCATCGATATTTCGACCAGCCCGCAGAAGAATCCCAGCCTGCAAAGCTGCCAGCGATCCGCGTTGTTGCGGGCTCGAGCTGTGAATCCCCACTCCACTAGGACGTCGGTTTCTTCGTGCGTACAGTTCAGTTTGATCCACACTCCACCCTTCTCGAATGGCATGGGCGCGGAGGGTGGTATCGGCACGCCCTTCGGCCTTGATGCTGAGATTTCCCAATTTGGTTGTGATTGAGCGAATGCCCTCGATGCGATCCTCTTCGGCAGCCGCCTCGCGACGCTGTGCCAACAATGCCGTGTGCTGCGCACCGGTAGCTTGTCTGGCTCCAGCGGTCAGGCTGCTACCGCCACGTCCAGCCACCAATGCGGCGTCCGCATCGGCGTCGGCTGTATCGGCATCGGCACCGGCGACTTCCCCGGCTCCTTCCCCTGCGTCGACATCGGCACCGTCCGCATCGGCACCGTTGTCGTCGGAAACTTCCCCCGCCGCGTCGGCACCGGCGGCCACTTCGGCGTTGAACACGGCTTGCAACTGCGACTTCTGAGCGTCGGTGAGTGTTGCTTCGTCCCAGCCTTTGGCGGCCAGCCACTGCGAAAAATTCATTACCTGCACTCCGCTTTGGTTTTTAGAGGCCGCGATGGCCGGTTGGGTGTTGTTGTCACCTGCGATGGTTACAAAACTTACTTCGTCGAGTACTCCGGCCATTACATGGAGGATCGGCCCGACAAACTCTTGGCCATTCGCATGAAGGATTTGACCCTCCGGGATAATCTCGTGTTGCAAGTGAGACATGCCGATCGAAGTTCGCCACGGAAAGCCCCTTGCCGCTCCACCGCGGATCTCCCGACTGTCGCTGTTGTCGATCGAGAATGCGCCCTCGACGCGAATGCGATCGGTGAGCGATACCGTTCCATGACCCACCGGGCGCTCGGGATCATGGGCACGATGGACAGGCAGCGTGGCATTGGCGACCAGTCCGGCAATGTTGACCACTACCGGACCATTCCAATTGACACCATTCAGCAGGGGAAACATGACTCCACCGGAGTAGGCGTCCAAGTCGAAGGTGCCGACATCTTGCTCAGTGGCCGCCGCGTGAATCACCGCCTCAGCCGTCAGTGTCAGTCGTCGACTGGAGAGCAACGCGCATGATCCATCCACGGTCGGGGCTGCAGCCTGCAGGAGCGTCCGTAAATGGGTGCGGCGTGCATGGCCCAATCGCTCGGGGGTGGGATGCACAGCGATGGAGGTCGGAGATTTGGCGGGCCGAGATCGGCGTGATTTGCGTTTGCTCATTCGCGCAGCGTACTGCGCTGCGATCGCCCTCCATTACAGGGAGGGCTGCCGTCGAGCCACTGATGCATTCCCAGCGTCATCCGTGTTCGCATCATCGTTGGGGGCATCATCTTGGGCGGAAGCCTGTGCAGGTCCAGTGGTGGGCTGAGGGTTGGCAGCCATCCGCCGTTGTCGTTGCGCTTCGATTTCCTCCCAATGCAGCTCCGGATCGATCCCCTGTTCCATCAGGTAATCACGCTCGGTTTCAAGCCCGGCGTCAATCAGTGCGATGTGCGTTTTGGCATCCTGCAGGGGATTGACCGACGCAGCAGGCTTCCAAGTCCAGCGGTGGGGCAGCTCTTCGACCGGGGGCAGGGAGTATCGGAATTCGCTGTTCACCAACAACGCTTCGTCAAGCCACCATTCAAAGATGCGATCGAGGCATTCGATCTCCCAGTCCACACGCTCAACGTCCAGGGCGTGGTAGTAGATTTGATGATCCAGCCGCGCAGATGAATAGTTGTAACCAGACGAATCGCCACGGGCCTTATTCGTGGGCATGTGGATACATCGGGCGATCTCCTGCAGGAGCGCGTTGCGGAACTCCACGTAGGTAGTCGTCGGCTGCTCTGCCTTGAGCTGCTTCATGTCGTAGCCATAGGGCAGAGCCGTCATCATGCCGCGATCGATGTCCACCGATTCAAAGGGATCTTGCGGAGTGTGTCCATCCTCGAATGCTCCCGCTTGCGTGTGGAGCAACGCCACGAAATCGGCTGCTGTTTCTGCCGCTAAGACGGTTGCAAGTGTGTAGCGGCGGCTCATCGCAAACAGCGGTAGAGCGGGCGTCACCTCGGGAATACCCCGCACCTGCCCCGGACGCTCGTGATTGAACAAGTGAATGACGTGGTCCGGATCGAGATCAATCGGTTCTCCCCAGTTCCCCATTCCTCGGCGATCGCCAGGGTGAAACGGGAGCATGTGATAGAGTTCTGGATTACCCCAAGAGTCGAAGTGAATACCGTCGACCTTGTTTGCGTCGAGCTGGTTGTCTGCCCAACCTGGCGTAGAGATCTGGTCGGATTCGACCACACGAATATCGAGCTTTACCGGCCCACGCAAACGGGGATTCGTCGAAGCCAGCAAGAATGCCTCGCCGTCAACGCACTTGGCCAGGCGTGCGGTGCGGAGTTTACGCACCAACCGCACCTGCCGAGCCCAGGATAGAAAGGCGCGTTCGATGCGACGCGCCATGTCTTCGTGACCCTTCAGACGGATCTGCAGTCCGGGGCCCGTGGAGATAAAGTCATTGGCGAGTGTGCAGACGATACCCTTGGCAAAGCTATTCGACTGCAGGCATTCGTAACGTGAGCGACTGCGAAGTGTTCGTCGAACATCGAGCGAGTTCGCTTCTGCGGATGACAGGTCATCGGCAAACCGCCAGTGCTTGGTGTTTTCGCTCGTCGTCTGGGCCGCATCGTAGGCAGCTCGGAGCTTGGTGCGGAATTTGGCACGGGCCTCGGCCGCCGCTCGCTCGCGCGTGGTCCGGAGAGGATTCCCGTAAGGGTCGACAAGTCGAGTAGCCGCGGCGGTGGTGTGGATGAGTGCATTCATGCCGCCCACGTTATGCCAGGCAGTTCAGCCGACATTACAGGCCCAGTTCTCTACTCCCGAACAGCCCCGCCGGGGTTGACTCGAGCGAACCGCACTCCGAACGGAGCTCGCTTGGCGGCGCGCTTGGCGGCCAGGTAGCGATCCGCCTCGATTTGATCCTTCAAATTGCGATTGGAAACCGTCACACCGTCGACCGTGATCGATTGCGGGTCGGTAGCATTTGCCGCGATCTCCCCAGCCAGGTCGCTCTCTGCGTTGGCTGCGGTTTCTCCGGAGTAGTCTCCGTAGTATTCACCGTAGGAGGCTTCGTCTGCCATATTAGGACACCTTTTTCTGAATAGTCTCGTCAATGAACTGATTGCGCTGATTGACCTTGCGAACTGCACCGCCAGGTTCGAGTTCTTCATCGGCCCGAGGTATGTTTAGAACCTGATTCAGCACCGCTTGCTGCTCTTCTGTCAGTCCACTTGGTTCGATGTCACCAATTGCTGCAGGCAGAGTCTCCGAGGTGTCTTTCAGGATTGCCGTCGAACGCTGCAGTAGGGTGAAATTCCCAGGGTCTTCCCAGTACAGCGATAGCGCCGCTCCGTGCCTTGTGCCGGCAATTCGAGCGGAGGCCGCAGAGTAGTGAATCAACTCGGTCGGCTCGGAAGGGAGGTCTCTGAGGTCAATCAGGATCGTGTTCGGTACCGTATCCTCGATCGCGAGAATCTGATCTTGAACAATTTGGTAGCCTGCATCGGTAACAACCCATTCTTGGGGCATCGTACCAAGGGTGACTGGGAAAGATTCGCCTGGGAACTCGGCCCTAAATGCCGCAGTCATTTCGCGGAACTCGGCTGTGAAGGCATTCCGCTGGGCAGTGTTTCCAGCGGCGTCGTTCTCCCCCAGTTGCCAGCAGACGCCAACCAAGCGATTGTTATTGCTGGTTGCCATCGCTAGTTGTGTGCGAGTGAGCATGCCGCTGTAATTGTTAGTGTAGGACACGTTCCAGTCGTCATTGCGGAACCCGGTATTACCCTCAGCCACGGGGACGAGCAGAACCCTGCGCCCCGGTTCAAGTCGTCGACGTATCCACTCCTTAGCAATCGACAATCCAAGGCCCACCGTGTCAGCAGTCCCGCCGATGTGATCGAGCGGATCCGCAGCGAGAAAGATCTTATTGGCGTTCGGAGAGAACCTTCCCCATTGTTGGATCCTGATGTCTGTCGCGTCGAGCGTTGAATCTATTGGCCCGTAGCGAATGATCTGGTTTGACTGCCCGGGCAGAGGGATTATGTCGTACCCCTGTTGATTGTCCAGGTAGTCAGTAAGCATTACCGAAGATGTTGGGACGTCGTCGGAGATAACCACGTGACGCAGTTTTCCGATGAATGGTTCGACGTTTACGCCGCTCAGCCGGACGGCACCTACAGTGATCCTGTTGACCGGAAATGTTACTCCGAAAAGGTTACTAAACCACTCGGTGTCAGAAGCGGTGCCAGACTCGTAGGATATCGCAGTTTCTGATCCGTTTGTCCACATCTTTGGACCATCGGAACCACCGCTAATAGCGAGTCGCCGCCATGTACCGTCAGCAAACGCACTTGACGTTGATGCAATCTGCCAGATTAATACGCCATTGCGTTGGAGCTTTGCGCGTATCTTTCCTGCATCAATCCAGATTTCCAGCAAGCTCGGAGTGGCTGAGGTTGTGTGGGACGCTCCGATGATAGATTGCTTCGCGGACGATGTCGTTGCAAAATTGGCTGCCACGAATCCGTCGTCTACATTGAGCGATGCAACTGAATTTTGGTACAACGACTCAGCCCCTGCCAGCGTCAAGCAACGAGCGTAGGTGGCATCTCCGGTCGTGTGCAAGGGGCTTCCGTTGAGCGCCCATGGAACGTTTGGGCTCGCATCATCGTATTCGATCTTTCCGCGGTGTAAGGATCGCAGGCTAACTAACACGGCCATCTAATTGCTTTCTAATTGCTATCGATCAACACCACCAACTGGACTTTTCTCGATATCTCGTTCAACAGCTCGCATTAAGCCAGTTGCATTGCTATCAGGATTCGGCACCAAGTTCGCCATCGGAATGCCCCTAGCATTCTCCGCCAAGTCCAAATTAGACGTTGGGGCCCCCTGTGAGTTACAGCCTGCCTAGGCTGCGCGCACGAAAAAGCCCTGCCATGGTTAACATGGCAGGGCGAAGTGGAAAATTAAATTAGTGAGCTTGGACGTGGGCGTCCTGGATATTTACGCAGGTACTCACGTACCCGCACATCCTTAACGCCAGTCCACTTCATAAATGGTCTGGCTCGATAGTGCTCACGCACATAAACCCAGCCAACCAAGGCCGAAAAAGTACGCTTTTGAGATGGGGTCCATCCCGAGGAAAACCGAAATTGCGACATTTGCCGCTCCCTTTACCGCCCTGCGTCTGAGATTGACAGAGCCGATTCCGGGAGCTAGGATTACTACTCACCAGAGGAGTGATCCTAGCAGGGCGAAAGCTCCCGGATAGCTCTTTGGCCGTGTCGTGCTGTAACACGATTACGGCCTTTAGAAATACTTTCATATTAAATTCTTCCTGTTTACTACGTCCAATCGAACGTTTGCTGCCGAATACGAAACATTGAATACTTGCATCAATAGACGCGCTGACAATGGACGTCTCTTCTTAAGGATTTTCAATGCGCATGCTGGCATCATGTATGCGGCGGTGATTGCGTTTGCTTGCCATTCTGGATCGCGAAAAGTTGGTATCGAATCCCTTCTGTTTAGCCGAAGTGTGGATCCGCTCTCTAGTACATTTCGGATCTGACTTGCGTGTTGCCACACATGTGCGCATTCATGGATCACTGTAAATCTGGATCTCGGATCTCCTCGGCAAGCAAGCGTGTAGGTGGCATCAGACACTTCAACTCGATGGTCTGGCCAGGTTCGGCCTTCTACGCCATGTGGTAGGGTGCTGGTCACCGATGTGTCGAATTTGTATATGTCGTGTAGCAGCTCCCAGGTTTCAATCACGTCTACCGGTCCTGGTGCCAGGAGCAGGTCAGGAAAGTGGCGTTCAAGCTGACGCAACGAAATCTCTTCGATTTCGCGATAGCTCAAAGGTTCCACTTGGGGCACATAAGTCATTCATCCTTCCTTTCGTTTCTTTTTGTTGCGATAAATCTCTCAACTTGCTCCCATACATCATCGGGGATTTCGTCCTGCTCGTAGCTGCGAGCAAGCGAAGCTAAAACGTTGGTGGATGTTGAACTCTTGCCTTTGGTACTTACGTTGAGGTGTCGCACAGATTGAGCTGCCAGGAGCAAAAACTCTTCCAACCGGTCCTCACATTTTAAAGCTTGCAACCATTTGCGAATGGTCGTTTCGTTAGGGGGATTCTTCGTACCGCGTTCGACCTGAGAAACGTATGCTACCGATACGCCAGCTGCCTCCGCCAGCTTCAGGAGGTTATCCTTGCCTCGCCTACGAGCTTCCCGCAGTGCCAATCCAAATTTGGTCTGCATCGTAGTTTTCCTGAGTTTGTGTGTGGTCCGAACCGTCTGCTAACTACAGCTGACTCCAAGGTTTGAACCGCCTTGGTTTAAAGTTAACCGCAGCGGTTTAAAGTTGCAATCCATATGACCGGAAAAATCTGATAATTATTCTAAGCGGCGCGTTTGGCTTGGGCCTCGGCCCGCAGCTGCTGCAGGCTCTTCTTGGTGCGTTTGGCGGCGGGAGATTTGGAGTAGCGTTCTTTGTTGGGCATGCAGCCGGCCATCAATCCCAGCGTGCCGGCCATGACCAGGCAGTCTCCCCAGTGGTTGTCGCGGCCGGGCAACAACATCCATTCGAGCAGCTTCCGTCCACGGCCCTCGGTCTCGATCGGATATTCTGCAGATGCTTGATCGGCAAACATGCGGTGAGCGGCAACTGAGGCCTGGAACAACGTCCAATCTCCCCCCGCCCCCTGCGGAATCAAGAACCGTCGGGCAATCATCGTTTTGAGAATATTGGTGTCGCTGATCACGTGCCGTGGTGCCTTGGTTCCTTTGGTCGATGGAATGAACCATTCCTCTCCGACTCGCTCCCCCTGTTTTTTCTTCCGCATATCGAGTGGTGTTTGCTTAGCCGTGATCCCCTTGCCGTGGAATGGAATTGGACGATTGGGGTTCTGCCGGCAAACGTTGTAGACGCTCTTCTTGGAGTCACCGTAGTTGGCGTCGATAATCGTGTGATCGATCGACATCTCTGCGCCATCGTCACGCACATAGGAGCGTGCGTAGAGATCACGCATGAGATTGTTGATCCCCGCAAACCAGGCACCCTGAATGTCTGGGATGTTGGTTTTCTGTCTCAGCGAGATCTGCAATTGGCCGAGTGTCCAGTAGGCACCCAGCGGTTGCTCTGGGTAGGTTCCGTAGTCGATGATCCACCCGGTGAAGTCGTCGGCCAACGCCAACTGCAACCAATACAAGACATCCTGTTGAACATCGATCGCCGTGAAGATGTGATTTGCGCCGGTTGGGATGTCCCCGCGCGCGTAGCCATTGGCACGCTGGACGATGTCATCACTCGACGGAAACGCCACTTGGCCAATGGCGGTATTGCTAACCTGTGGATTGTTCTGATACTCGGCCTCGAATGTGGTGGGGTTCGCCAGTCGCAGGTTTTGAGCGGACTGCAGTGCCGAGAGCTCGTGATCCAACCTCCGTTGTGCCCAGGGTACGACGGCACCAATATCCATGATCTTGCGATGATCACGGTAAAGCTTTGTTGCGCGTGGCAGCAACGTCTGACCGGCCCGGAGATCAACCTCCCGCAACTCTGCGTACTCTTCCCATTTGGCGGTGTTGGTGGGCCAACGTTCGACCAGCGAGAATGTGCGGCCTTGCCAATGTGGATTGAGAGTGCGATCGAGTAACCTGTCAGCAAGGTCCCCTTTCTGAACGATCGTTACCGTGGACAGGCCTGCAATGCGTTTGCCGGGTCCCGCTAGGCCCATCACTGCACCGTTGAGCAATGTTTCGCGTCGTTCCACCTGAGCGACTTTCTTGGCCGATTGGTCGGTCTGCAAATCGTCCCCCAGGAACGCATCAGGTCGGAGTGATTTGCCGTCCGAACGTTGGTGCAACATCCCGCGAATTCGCCCCAGCAGTCCCACCGCCTGCAGAACTGTCCCGCCTGTGACTCGACCATCTTTGTGGGTGACCGTTGGCAGGACGATCTTCTTGCGTCCGGACCATGAGATCAACGTCGGTTCGCCACCGACCATTTGCCCCTTGCCTCGCTGCGGGATTCCTTCGAGCTGCCAGATGGGATGGCAGATCTCCGGGAAGTCGGCGAGCAAGAGTGGATTGGTTTCGAGCTGGACTTTGACGATGTCCATCATCTCGTAAGCCGCTTCGGCCGCCGCCCCCAGCAGCACGAGATAGGACCGCCAACCGTAGAGCATCGCAAGCACCCCACAATGGATGCACAGCGATGTTTTCCCGCTCCCCCGTGGCATCCCCAGCGCATACAGGCCACCGAATCGCAGGACCTGGTTCAGAGCGTCAATCACCTCCACATGCTGGCTTGACCACCCCAGAGCAAACACATCCGGGAAATAGGTCTCCAGTGCCAACTGCAGATCCTCACCGCAGTCGTGCCGACGCTGCGGATCGGCCACTGGGGGCAATGGTCCGATCTCGCGTTGACCGGACGACTGGAATCTAGCTCGAGCTGCAGCCCGTTCGCGATGTTTGGTGTAAGCCGCTTTCTCTTTGGCCTTGGGCGACAACTTGTCTGGCGACGCCGGCTTGGCAATAGTGACCGGCTTGCCAGGTTTTACTGCAGGCGGTTTACTGGGATTGGATTTGGCCGCTGACTTGGCTTTTGCAACTGGCTTCGGCTTAGCCTTTTTCGCAGGGGCTACCTTTGGCGCAGTCTTGCCCGGACTGCGTTTGGCAGCAGCTCGCGGTGGAGTGCGTTTTGCGGGAGCTGGCTTGGTAGTTTTCTTCGCCATAGATTGCCGGCTAGCCGAGCTGCATATCACGAGGGATTGCGTACTGTGCCCGCAGAGCTGCCCAATCGATCGGGCGTTCCACCTTCCGCAATGGCCTCTCCGCTCCGCAACTGCAGCGTGTGGGGCCGTAGTACGTCAACAGCTCTCGGGAGCTCACCGCCCGATCGAGCTCGCCACAGTGCTTGCACGGGCGCCGGGCCGTGGGAGGTTGTGTCCCTCTCGGCCAACGGTAGCGAGGTGGCAACGGCGGTTTGGATTTTCGCTTGCGTAGTTTGGTCGACGGCTTAGGCGACTTCATTAGGCAGATCATCGGCGTCTCGCAATTGGGCGTGTCCGGCGGTTACCAGGGCCGTGGAGAGTTGTTGCCAACCCGCCAGCATGCACAAACTGTTCACTTCTGTCGGGCGATCATCACTCGCCAAATACAGCTCCCCATCGCAGATAGCACCTGGCACCATCGATTGCAGCCAATCACGCCGGCATGGAATGGGAATGTGAGCAATCACAGCGGTCGCATCCCGTAGATACCGATCTGTCCACCTCCGAGAGATCGGGCACGGTCCCAGAGCCATCGACGTGTGTCCGTCTGCGGCCTGTGGATCGAATAGATGCAACGCAGACGGTGGAGGATCGCCGCGCCGGAGATGCGTCCGCGATGCAACGGGCAGCCGAATCGTGAGATCATCCCCCGAGTCGCCACCACTGGCGTTGATCAGCTGAATTGATATCAATTCAGCCGAGTACACATGCCGGATCCGTACCGGCGTAACCAACCCCATCAAGAATCTTTTCATCCACCCGACAGTAGCAAAACTATCGAGAAAGCACTACCCGGAGCCACCGAATCCAAGTCTAGCAAATGCTTGAAGGATGGGATTAACAGTCCAAACATATTACGTCGCATCCCACTAATCTCGGGTTGCGATGAACTCGTAGCCCATCATTTGAGCTGGTGAATGCCAATTGCGAAAACGAAAACTACGTTCGGCATACCTATGCATCAATGCGTCTAATTCTTCTTTAGATTGAATGCCTAGTATCTTAAGGATTTGGTTGAAATATCGCGTTGACTGCGATCGTGCAAATACCTCAAAAACCATATTGCCCGCAGTTGTCGAGGAACCGTCTAAAGTTACAGGATACCATCTAGGCCAATGTCTGTTTTCAGGTAAACGATCTAGTTCACCACGCAAGTATAGAACAAAATCTGCCTGCATGAGTTTGGGGAACTCAACGGCTGATTCGTGTGACCTTTTTTCCAACAAATCGGAATGGGGGTGAAGGGAGGAGGCTAAATGGTTCTCGACTGCCTTTGCTACAAATCCAATAGGTTGATACATGTACTCAAACGAAACCATGCCGTTCCAACTATCAACTCTGAGGTTTGGAACATAGTATTGCGTCTGTAGTAATGTGCAGACATCCGTAAATCGTTGGCGACCTAGCAAAATAGCAATCGTGTATAAGAACAGTTCATGAACAATGAAGCGATAATTATCGAAGTCAGTGTCCAGATGACTCGCCACGGTTTGCGAGCTGTCTAAGAAGGGCAAAAGATCTTCGAAAAAGCGATGCAACAGTTCAGAAGATTGCCCGTCTTCCAAGTGCATGGCCATCGTCGAAATCAAGCCGATCGCTTCGTTGCGATACGGCAAGAAAGTCTCGACATTCTTGGACGTCCGATCCGTGTTGGCTGATTGCTCGAGGCGATTGCAATCATCGGCATCAAGTCGGAAGCGTTCAAGATTCTCTGAAACGGCCGAGAAATATTCTGCGACGTGCCCACGCCAGTTAGCTAGGGCTCCTCGAACCGACTCTGTTGCTCTGCGAGCTTTACTAGTGGTCCCAAGTGCAATAGCGTCCTCCTTAAGATACTCAGGCATTTTTCCCAACTGAGGTTTCTTGTAGAGTGGCTTGTCAAATATCCATCGCATAAGTTGTTCAAAGTTTTCCGCGTGACTCGTCGGAGTGGACAGGTCAATGTAGATTCTAGAACTGTAATACGCAGGCAAGAAGGGCTTCCCCTCTGGATTCTTTTCGAATACTACTGCGACAAACTTGTCCTGCCGGCTTTTCCTATATACCTCTGGTGATATTATTTGTGTTTCTGTCCCCACTCCACCTGTTCGTTCGTTTGCCTTTCTCACATACTCATGATCGCAAACCAGTATTACTTTCCTGATTGCTTCATCACTTACCATCGTTTCCATGAAATGATTGGCATCGTGTCCCTCTCGCAAGTCCCACTTGTCTAAAACAACATCAACGCCATTTTCAACTAGATCCGTCGATAGCTCAAGTACTCGAGTTGCGTGCTGTTTTGTTGTCCAACTGTATGACATGAAACATTTGGGAGCGGGAGTATTCATAGATAGCTTCGGCATCTAATGGTAAAGATGAGAGAGGAGGGCAAGAACTGTTCGGCGATTTTAGGCAGTCAGTTGGTAAGGCTGGGAGGTCTCTAAATCCATCATGCGCGACAAGATGTTTTCAAATTAGAATCAGCGAGTCGACAGTCTCCGAATAGCGTTTGCTAGTGAGGCAGGTTCAGCTGGCTCTTTCCCGTAGGACCATCGGTGCTCGTCGATACTGAAGCCGTACTTCTCGCTAACCCCATCGATTCGAGCATATACATTGCCCCATTCAGGACTGGCTGAGGAAACGAGGTAATTGCAAGTTGAAACTTCAACTACACACCACTCTTGTTCAGGATGGGGACGGAAGCCGGCTTCAAGGAATGGCTCGAGCCAACTCGGCCAGCCACTTGACGGCCTAATCTCTGCGTAGCCCTGCATGATATGCTTGCAACATCGAGAAATGTGCCCTACAGGAAGATGTTGGCGGTAAGATTGAAAATCAGGACAACTGCATGAAGGTGCCGTCAAGTCCAGGTCGTACGTTAGATCTGGTTCCCTAAAAGAGGCTACTTGAAGTTTTGTTGGGATTGCAATGAGTCTGGGCGCCCCATCATCGAAGCACCCTATTGCATCGTCGAGTTTAACACCAAAGGGTTTGACTCCTGACAGGGCATGCTCCCGTGCCCATTCTCGCCGGACCTTTTGAATAAGTCTGCCTACCTGAATTGCTTCGGCTTCATCTATCTTGCCATCAGCAAATACATCTTTCAACAACGGCAAGAATTGACTAGCCGGCCAAGTCTTGCGGCCGTCCATGTTGTCGTTAAGCCATTTGGCCAATCTAACAATTTCCCTGTGAGTTAGCTCACCATCTTCAGCGACCTCTTCGATGAGGGTCAAGTATTCGTGTGTGTAGTCAGTGTTCATTAAATTGGTATTCAGTACGAGAGTGGAAAGTCCGGATGCAAGCGCTCAGTCGGAAACCTACAGAACACTGTCGCATTATTATAGGCGGATGGAGCGCGTGCAACTTAGCGGTAGTGGAATCTCCGCGAGTCTTGTTTCTCGGGAGTCTAGTCCGCTGGGCAAGGTGGGGTGGGCTAAACCAACGACTGGGGAAAATTCAAGAACCGCACGTTGAAAGAAGGTCTCCGCAATAATTGCTGTGCCATTTCGCACAAAGCTAGAGGTCAATTTGCGAGCGATTGGAGGGGCCAGCAGCGAACGGTCGGAGCTGTGTGACTGCAGTGAGGGGGAGCCGATGCGTAGCTGAGATTGGTGGCTCGCGTCTACTCAGCAAGGCCGGCGTAACGGTAGGCGAAGTGGAGATTGTCCCTCCGCCCCGTCCCTACTCCCATCGAGCAGCTCGATTGAAATCAATTCAGCCGAGTAAACATGCCGGATTCGCACCGGCGTAACCAACCCCATCAAGAATTTGCTCATCTCCTGGACGGTAGCAAAGCAATTGACAAAACACTACCGCCAGGAGGGCGAATGATAAGTGTTGAATTGGAACAAGCTTGCTTTCGTGCAGCCGAACTTTACTGCGTCAAAACTCGTGTAACACAAATACATGCATCGTGCATGCACAAGCTACAATTCAAATTCCACACATCTCAAAAATGGGGTATTCAATTTCAGTAAGCTGTTAGCTGGCAGCTCCGCTGTTATGCGATCATTCCGACCTGAGCCCGGCGTGCAGGCGGCTAACTGTGCCGTCATCTAGAAAAACGACTTCCACGTTATGAGTACCAAGCTCGGGCAATGTATCCACACCCGGGCGAGGCTTTAGTGATGTAGCTGTAGCTGGCAGCCGATATATTCCAGACTGCGTTTGAAAATAAGAATAGTCTTTGTCACTACCAACCCAGCTGAAGGATTCCATGCCCTTCGTTACTTCTCTAAGCTGGGGAAGGGTCAAGTGCGTAGCGTTCTCCAGTGTAGTACCGCCAGTGAGTTTGGGTTTACATCCTGCAATCAAAATAGCAGAACATACGATCGAAAAAACAAGCATAGCGCGCAGCATGATTTCTAAGTCCCTAAGCGATTGAGTTTCAGCGGCTGTTGGTAGGCGCAACGCGCGCCAACCAGAATGACTTCAGGAGCATTATATCTCCTGAAGTGAAATTGTGTGTGAGCGACAGGTTTGTCTGATCCAAACTGTCAAGCACGGTTGTTACCAGAGTTTTACATCAGCGCTGTTTTGCGAAAAACGGGATTTACTTTGTTGGAACGACTTTCACATACCTTTGACTAGGCGATTTTTTCAGGAACCCTGGCTCCGACGGATTCATTGAACATGAATCGGCCACCAAGATTGAAAAATCCCAGTTGCTCTCACCCACGAAAATACTACTTTTTCCATCCACAGAAACACTGTAGACGTCTGCCTCGTCGCCAATGCGCAATGAGTCAACCGTAACCCACTTGTCCGTATGGCTTCGCAAAGAGTCACCAGCAACCAGCTCAATCGCAGGTATCCACCCCTTGTCCTTTTCGTAAAAAGGGTGCTGCTGCGTGGTCTGAATGACATGACCGCCGGCAACAACGTTAAATAATCTCGCGCGACTGACCTCTACTTTCTTGATTTCCTGCACTGAAGGAGTCGTCGCAATTTTGTCGCGCGGTGAAGAATAGATGAGATCGCCGACAGAAAGATGCTCAATTGGTTTGAATCCTTCTGGGGTCAACAATTGAGTCTCTGCAGAAAAACATTCCCCACCGGGATTCGGTATCCAATACCAACTACAAAGTGCTCCATAACTGTTCCAATGGTAGTATCCGCCGCTGTAATTCCACTCTCCATACTCAAACCACACGTAGACCCCCTGGAGAGGATATAGACCAGGCCCCTTCAGCGGCACATTTACCACTTCAGAACCAGATGTCGAACCTGGGTTTGAAGTGGGGTAACCCTCGCCTACTCCTGAACCGGGAGAGTAATATGTTGTTGGGCTCGTGTAATAGACAGGCGCATAACAACCGACAACTGTATAACCATCCACTCCTGAAAAGGAGCCACCAGACCATGTCACTTCCTTTCCGTTTCCTGGATCGCATATGATGCTGCCTCCGGTTACGACAGCACTCTGAGCCTGGACGTTTGGCGTTAAGATTGCAATCGCTCCCAGCAAGGTGGTGCACCGCAATACTTCCAGAAGACATCGGTTCGAACAGATTCTTACATCGAATTTCATTCAACATTCTCCACTTGAAAGACTAGGATTGAAGCTACTTACATCGAGGGGTAGCATATCGCCCGCAGTTGGGAAGTCAAGAACTTTTTGACTTGCCAAATCTGGAAATAAGAGAATTTGTCGGCAGAAAAATTGGCCTACGGGTGGTCCAGTCGGTTGCTTTGGATTCGTCAGCGAAAGTTGTGTATATACCGGGAGGAAATCGATTAGTAATGGAGTGACTTGATACCTATTGTCTTGGATGGGAAATCGCCACAAATAGCGAGGATTAAGGGCAAAGGACATGAATAAGTTGTAATATCTACGGGCGGTAAAGCGCGTTCTGAGGCACGCAAATGAGGGAACGAACAAACAAGTTAATGCATCCGAAAAATGCAAATTCGAAAGTTGGCATCAAAGATCGGCAAGCGAAGGGGGTTACTTGAGATCATCGGAGTAGATTACGCTTGCGTAATCTTCATGCCTGAGCGGACTTTGTAAAAGACAGTTTTTCGAATCTCGCGATCGCATGCTGCAGCTGCTCGTGAGACCACCCCTCACCGCGACCGTACCGAATGAGATCCGCCCGCTTGCGTTCCTCGTCGCCACTGAGCTTGGCGAGTTTCAATTTGGGTTCGCCTCCGCCCAACTGAGCCGAGTCGAACGATTTGGGGATCGCCAGCCAGTTGTAGAGGGTCCCTCCGCGTCGAGATTCTGCCGGCATGGCACGAAACGCAGCTACACGATGTTCGATTGCCTCCGGAGTTAGGCCGTGCGAGAGAGCCCGTCTGACCGCCTCCTCGGCTCTTCCAACGCCCATCTGAGAAACAACAACAACAATTCGCTGGACTGAGGGATCGAGTGATTCGCTGCCCCCCGAGTGGTTTGGCTCTGTTGTTGTTGTTTCTTGTTTAACGTTCCCTGTTAATGTTGTTGTTTGTAGACCCGGGGTGGGTCCATCAGTGGGTCTATCAGCGGGTCTATCAGTGGGTCTATCAGTGGGTCTATCAGTGGGTCTATCAGTGGGTCTATCAGTGGGTCTATCACTCCGGCGAGATCGTCCAGCAATGGCCGCTTCAATCTCTGAATAAACGATCCTGTATTCGATGCCATGGGACTCCCGCAACTCTGCTAGGAGCCCAATCTCCCGTAGGGCACGAATGCAGCGTTTGGCGTGTGTGCGATCGCAATCCGCACTCTCAGCGATCGATGCCTGAGAAGCAAAACAGATCGATCCGAAATCCTCGATCACTCTCAGGATGGCCTTCAGGTCCCGCGCCTTCATACGGCGCCGAGTGCCACCCTCCATGATCGCTACGTTGGGGCACGTGAAGTCCTGCAGCAAGCGACGTCGATACCCACGATCGCTGAAATCCAATTCCTGTTGATTGCTCATTGTGTCCTGCCTCCGGCGTGGAGCGTTCTCGTGCGTGATCAGAATAGGGTGGGTTGAGCGCGATGAGCTGCATCGCGTGGTGGAAGCTTTGGTGAATCAGCGGGTGGCGGGAGATCTGCCAGCTTGGTCGTAGCTGGCACAAGTTCCTCAGGCTCGGGCACTGCATTCAATGCATCCCGGACCAAATGCCAGTCATCCGGGGACCAGGCGGTACGTAGACGGCCACCGGGGCTATCGAGTTGCCGGCCCTTAATCAGCATCGCGCAGCCCCATGGACAATCGGCAGTGATCGCATCCGGTGCCTTGAATTTCGCGATGGCTATCAGCTCTACCAGCGGACTGTCGTTTATCTCTTGGGCCAACTTTGTGGCTTCGTCAAGTTTCATCGAAGGGACCTAGGAATGAATGCGATTCAGAACAGCGACTGGAACAGGAACATCGCTCACCAACGTCAGCAGCTGCCGCTTCAGTGGCAATTCACTGCGATAGTTAGTGAGAGCCGTCCGCTGTCTCTGCTGGATCTTGGCCGCGAAGGGCGTCCGGAAGAATCCCTCCAGCGTCTTGCACTGGGTGAGCACTTCGGTCGCCGCGGCTTTGCCCAGCCCCTCGCAGCCGGCAATGCCATCGCTCGTGTCACCCACAATGGCCCGATAGTCGATCCACTGGATTGGCTTGACTCCGTATTTGAGCTCTAGACGATCTGCGGTTACCGCATCGAACATCAATCGGGACGGGGTAGCGCGTTTGATGCCAATCACCTGGCTCACCATGCCGGTTACCAACAGTTGATGCAGATCGCGATCGGCGGAAAACATGATCGCCTTTTCTCCCTCGTCATGAGCAATCCGGACCATGGAGGCAATGCAATCGTCCGCTTCGTACCCTTCACAATCGAACGACTCCACGCCAGGTGCCGAGTCGACCAGCTTGCGGGCTTTCTTCAAACTGGCATAGAAGTCATCAGGCTTGGCACTGCGGTGGGCTTTGTAGCGCGACGACAGCGAGTGTCGAAACGTGGGCCCGGCGTCCCAACAGACCACTGCCAGGACATGCGGTACCTGTTCTAGGACCGTCAGCAGCCGCCGCTGGAAGGTGACGGCAGCCCCCGAAGCGTTGGCATAATGGCATTGAGCAAACCAATTGTTTCCATCAATCAACAGATAGGTCATCCGTTACGCTTTCCTTTTGAGTTCGGGCTCTTCGGTGTCAGTGAACAACAACGTCTGTGAGCTGTTGGCCAGCAGATTGTCCAGTTTGTATTGCAAACGTTTGATTTCACTCTGATGATCATTCGCTTTGACGATCTTCAGTTGGCGAGCGGACTCGAATGCCCGTTGTGAGGTACGCAGTTGCCGGGCCGTCTCGATGATGTCCTTGTGGTTCGTTCCCTCGGGAGACTCTCCGGATCGCTCCAGTCGCTGGCCTAGCTCCCGAATCATGGGGATGGCAAAGTCTGCCGCCCAGGCCTGGGTGCGATCGACGTGGGCCGTCGCCTCGCACGACTCAGCCAGCTTGAGCAGCTCCCCTAGTGTCAGCCACTCTGCCGATTGCCGAGCCATGACGTAAGCTTGCAACTGCACGAAACATCGTTCACTCATTGATGTTCGCCTCCGGCTTGGACGCTGCCATAAGGGCCTTCGCTTTGGTTCCTTGGGAAGTGAATAGCCGGCCATCTGGACAGGCTACCGACCATGGATCGATCGGCTTGCTCTTGGAAAGGATCACGGTCCCCTGGTCGGTCTTGATGCGTAGTATTAGTCGCATAGGTGTGTTAAACTCACCTCCCCGGAAAAGTACCAGCACGCGCGCCAAACCCAGGGAATAACGCAGTGTGAGAACCTTAGTAAGGTTCTCACACCCAGGAAATAACGCACACATGCAGCGGCGGGGAAATCGCCCGCCACCACACACAACCAAGTCCTGTCCAGGCGCACCGCGACCGATTCCACCCACCGAGCATCTTTTGCATGGACGCCGGTCGGTAGTTAAAAATCGTTAGGGTGCCCCGTACGTGGGCTAGTTGTTCACTTCAGTGCAGCGCGTCGGAGTCGAACCGACATTTCTAGTTGGAGGTGAAGGTCACCGCTTGCCGGATACGGCCCGTGAGCTACTTCCGCGATGACCTCCTAGCGTCTTTCCGATTAGACGAACGCCACAAAACTATCTACTCACCCAATTCAACTCCTAAACTGGCTGCCACTGATAAGAACCGACTGGCGGCTTGAATCGGCGAGTAAAACGCCAAATCCACGTTGCGATCGGGGATCGTATCGAAATCCGCCCAAGGCTCGTTATCCTCGGTCAACAATGCGTTGCGCTCGACTTTCAGCATTTGCCGGTCGTACGCACGGATTTTGTCGGCATGACCAACTAGGTCGACGTCGAAACGCTCCATAATCGCCCGCTCCATGCGTTCCTCCAGCCGGCAGTACTCCGGTAAGAGCAATTTCAACGGTTTGACGATGTCTCCCAAATATGCCTCGGCGGCATCGTGCAACAGCACCGCCCGCATTACTTCCTCGGGGCATTCGTCGTAGTTCGCTAAGCGGCAACACATCCAAGAGTGCTCGGCCACCGAGTAGAACTGGCAGGTGTGCCCGCCAAATCTACACAGCTTGCCAAGAGCCGCCGCAATGGTCTCCAAATCGAGGGTCGCAGGATCCGGATTGACCAAGTCAACATAATGGCCAGCCGCAACCTTGATCGTGCTGCCAATGGTGCCAAAGCTATCCGGAGTTTGCATCGTTCGTCCATGCTTGGGTAAAAGGGGCAAAAGTTGGGTAAAAGTCGGTGTGACGGAATAATTAGGACGCTTTGCCGATCGCTCGGTTGAATTCTGTTTTGCGAACCATGGCATAGTGTTCAATGGCCACAGCCGGCGAGTTGCCGATCCACGCACAGACATCCTTGAGCGCGAATTGATCCATCAGCTCGGATTCACGAGTGGCCCGCATGTTTTGCCAGAATCGAGGCCATGGAACGATATCCAACCTCTCGCAGAGTCGCGCGGCCCGCTGGGCCATTGCACTGGTTGTGCGTGCCCCAAGGTCTGGCATCAGCAGCCCCTGCCGGCCTGTGTGCGTGACATCGTCACGTCTTCGCAGAGCAATGGCCTTGAGCGTCCCGAGCTCCGGAAACAAAGGCACGATGCGTACGCAACCACGTTTCGTGTCTCGCACTCGCAATTCGCTAGCACTCACGTTGAGATCACTCAACCGAACTCGCAAAATCTCAGCGGCCCGTAGACCGCCCCACCGCGCCAAACGCAGTGCAACGTCTAGCTCATCTCCAGCCACGGCCTGACACAACTGCTCAACCGTGTCGCTCGCAACCTCCATCAACCGCTCCGATCGCACAAAGCGACTGGGCAGCCGGGCAGCCGGAGAGTCGGCCAGCAGACGCTCCTTGACGACCCATCCAAAAAACTGCTTAGCAATCCCGCAGTAGCCGGCCACCGTGTTCTCGGCATACTCTTCTGACAGTCGCTCCCCCCAGCTCGTGAGACTCTCCGGAGTAATCGCATCCAGCTCAACGTCCCCAAGTGCTCCCTGCAGACTGTCGCTCACTCGTTCAACCTGCTCCAGCCTCTTGGCAGACAACGATAGTTTTGTCATTACCCAGGCTCGCAGAGCGTCCCCCAGCAGTCTGCGATCGTCGACCACGCCCAGTTTGGCGAGTTCGCTGAGCAGCTGCCGAGGAGCCGATTGGTAGAGCCAATCGAGCGTCGGTACCGGCAGAGGTTGCCTACGCCGGTGTGCGCGGATGGCCATCTCAACGTGATGTTTTGCGCGTTCCGCCGCCTCCGGACCACAGTCCCCCAGGCGAACGCGTTGGAATCGCTTGCCCGGTACCGAAAACCGCAATCGATATCCGTATCCGTCAAATTCAAGTGATGCCATGATCCCTACTCCGTTCGCATTCAGCTGGTCTACGCGTTCACGAGGCAAATGCGTTTGCTAGACGAGTGGCGATCAAGCTTTGAGCTCCGGTTGACGATTTCCCCAATCACCGCTTTCGTAGCCCGACCGTCGAGCGTCTGCGAAAGCGACGTGGCGGTCATTGGTTGTCCCATCATCTTTAGTGCTTGCACGAGTTCCGCCTCGATTTCCTGCCAGTTGTCGGGGAGCTTGTCGGATCGTGATGAATTCGCGCTTGCAGACTGCAGCAGACGTCTCGTTTGTTTCAGTCTTGTTATTTGCGATTGCAAGCGATCAATCTTCGCATCGATCTCCGCGATTGCTTCCTCACCGGATCCCAGCAGCCGATCGAGAGCAGCATCCAGTGATAGTGGTGACGAGTCTGGTTGCGGCCCTTGTAGTTGCCGCATTTGGAGACTCCTTGGCGGTGCTTCAGGTAGATTGCTCATTTGCAATTTCAACTCCTCAATAAATTTGGTGATCTCATCCTCTTCCACTTCCCCATTGATGGGCGGAGGGTCTAGCCGGCCATAGCCAATGCACTTGGCAGCGTGCCTCACTGCAGCAACTCCACCGGTCCCAAACCCACTGATCCACAGCAGCTCCTCATCAGTAGCCTTTGCAGCGGATCCAATTGTTGAATAACCGTTGGTATCCAATGGCACCGCATATTGAGCGCGAACGCAATCGTGTACGCTGCTCTCATGGGTGATCGTTGGACGTTGGGTGTCCTGTATGAATTCGTTCAGTGCCCCGCGAGCTGCGTCAAATCGTTGTTGTAGGCAGCAGACTACGATTTTGCGCGTAACAACTCCGTATCGCTCATGATCAAATCCCTCTAGCAAGTCCCTGATGTCAACATCCTTGCGCATCCGTGCCGTCCCTCCATACCATTTCCCGACAACAATCGGTGCATAAGAACAATCGCTGAATCGAGCGACAATTGCTCAACGGCAACCTCTCCCGTGGCAAAGTCAGCAACCTTTCAGCCGGCTGGCGCTCGCAGCGTTCACATGACATGTCGTACAACGACACCGCGTGCTCTGCCTCACCAACCAGCGATGCGTCCACAGTGTGATTCACTTCACGCCCCCTGTTCGCGCCATGGAACCCAATAGCCGACGCTGTTCGCTGGATCATCCTCATGCCACCAAGGATGGCGGCAACGTTGAGATCCGTCTGGATTAGGCTGCGTCATATTGAGCCCCTTCCACCGAGTTCAATGGTTCGAACTGTACAACGCCGCTCGATAGAGCAGCACTCAGCAATTGATACGATGGGAACTGCAGCGTCAGCGTGGGAGCTGGCGTCGGTTCAGGAACATAGGACACGACTTGAGCGAACGACTTTTCACCGCGAAGTGCCATTTCGCGCTGAACGGCTCGATGGACCTCGAATCGATGCACAGGAACAGCCGGATGGGCTTGAAATCCCAACCGCACTTTATCACCACGAATCTCGACAACCATCAACTGGGCAATGCCCATATCGCCGTTGCCGATCACTACCGATTGATTCACCTTGCGTGATACTACAAGCAT